TGGCGCAAGGCCATCATTTGCTAGACAATAATTTTCAAAAAATTTAGACAAATTTTTCATCAAAGCATAGACATTCAAATAGCTAGAAAACTCAGCACCCAGCAATCTTCTCTGCTAGAGCCCTTGGCATAAAAGGAATAATCGGTTCGCATTCCCACAAGAAGCGATGTCCAAAATATTCCAAATTAAAACTTTCCGGCAAGTATTCAAAATAGTGTGCTAGATTCCAAGCAACGGGAACAGGCAAAAGTCCATGACTCTGCGGTGGCAAGACCATTACCAGTTGTGTTATCGCAGAAACAGGAACAGCAGAACCCAAAGGGGATGGTAAATTATCCATCTTTTTAAGAACACGAGCCAGTGTCGCAAAGGTGGGCGCAGAAGACCACGAATAATACCAGTTTACATCTACAGCCGTAGAATCCAAATAATATGCGTATACCCATAAAAACCCACGGATAAATTCAGTCGCCGCCGCTTCTGCTTGTGTCGATGAGGAGAAATGATATGTTTCTAGCAGTGTTCGCCAATTAGACGAAAGTGCGCTTCCTTCTAGCAGAAACATCTCCGTCTGTCGTAGCATTGGTTCCGATTCAGCCTCTTCTACTGCACGAGCAAAAGGTTCAATCTGTTTTAAAGCCGGCGGATAAAAATTTTGTTTCTGCTTGAGCCATTTTTCCACTCTTCTAGATTCCTCATCCGAGCACCATAAAAAGAATTTTCCCAAAACATGTATGTTAATTTTCCCATCCACAGTTAAACGCATCTTTTCTCGTAGACAAATAGATTCTAGACCTTCAAGAATAAAAGAAATCGCATCATCCCGGATTGTCCATCCCAATGAATGCGGCATAAAATCATTTCCAAGCACAGACATTATAGCAACATAATCCCGCAGCCATATAGAACGTGAAGTCCCATCGCGACAATGCGCAAGCCAAAGCGTCTCCAAGACAGCCGTGGGATCAAAGAATTGTATTGTCATTTCAGCTATATCCGTAAGAGTTCCTTCGCCATTTTCCCGGCACAGCAAAATCCGATTGCCAGTCAAATCCGCATGAAGCATTCCCAGCAAAATCAAATCCGCATCTAATCCATATACAACTACGTTTTTGCCAGTCATTGTTGAAAGTCGCCGCATTATCTTGTGTTCTCCTTCACCTGCTGTGTCCGAGCCGCTTAACACGCATTGGCATCCAACTGTTTTATTCCATTTTAAAGCCCACGCAGCCAAAAATCGGTTCATTTCATTCATAAATGCTGTTCCTGGTGTAATTGCGTTTCGGTCCCATCCTTCTGCGGCCGCTGGAAGACTTAGTTCAGCACGCAACTCTTCATCCCGCTTTCGCAACCAAACTGACTTAAATCGGCGCAGCCTCTGTTGATGAATCTTTGCTAGAGGCACTGGTCCATCTACAGCAATATAGAGCAGTTCAGTCGGTCCAATAAGGCCAACAAGACGCTCTAACCATACACCAACTTCCCGTCGTAATCCCACTTCATATGCCTCAGAGGCCACCACCTTGAGTGTTTTCATGGCCGCATAAATAATACAGTTAAAATCAAGCATAAAATGCGAAACTCCGGGTAAACCAAGTGACTTGTAAGAACCCGCAGCATATGCTTTCGCATTACGTCGTAAAAGATGTCGGTAAAATGAAGGTATTCCCATTATTTATTCTTCTAACCTATAAATTTACGCCACATATCTTTAATTAGATATATACTATAGGGATGGCTCAAGCATTTGCAGCTGGAATTTTAGTAGGACAAAGCCGAGCAGGTATTCTAGATTCTTTGGCAGATCAGGCAAAATTTATATCTGAAGAACTAAAAGGACAAGCAAAATATGCTTTTCGAACTCTTCCGGATATTTTATTGAGTGGTTCACTTTTTTTAACCTTTATTCTGGGATGGCAACCCGCGTTAGCATCTTTTGCAGCTGGAATTATATCAACTGGTCTAGCACAAGGATTTCTGAGTGATTTGCTGCGCACTCAATCACCCTCATTAGCAAGAGCAGGAGGCGCACTTGGAGGAGCATTTGACCATTGTAGTGGTCATTTTCCTGGAGCATCATGGTCGCGTATGATGTCAGTTCTTTCCCACAGTGGCAATTTAATTGAAGGTGTTGTGCCCTCTTATTATATGTCCGTTATGGGTTATATGTTCAGTTTTGTAGCAACACAAGGATTAATATTCAAAGATGAACTTTCCATGCGTCCTACAACTGCTTATTGGCTCCGTATTTTCACAATTATGACATTTATAATGGTTGCCGGATTAGGATGTATCCGCGTTGCCACAAATTGCGAACCATGGTGGGCAGCTATCATTAGTTTAATCTTCGGAATAATCGTTGGATTAATCTTCGTGTTTGTTATTGTCACCACTTTCGGCAGAAGAATCGTAAATGCCCTTCATTTACCACTGCTTGAAAAACGTATCCCTGATGAAAAACCTATTTATGTCTGTGCTAATCCCTCCGATTAGGAACCAACAATTAAATAGACTATAGAATAGGGTAAGATGTCAACATTTATATTTCAAAACATCCGGGATTTTTCATTGAATAGTATCCAGAATTTTCCCTTTTTAATGTCCATTAGTTTTCTCTTTCTAGGCATTCTGTTCTTTCAGCCAACATGGTCTCTTGTAAGTTTAGGCGTAATTATGGTCTACTTTATTGTTATAATTATACAAACAATATTCGGAAAATTTGCTCCAATGTTAGGCGATGATGTTATTTCATGGTTAAGTTCTCCCATGCCTGAAGGACCTTCCACTTGCTACCCTTTTAGCGGAACTGCCCGGCCTTTTACATTTCCGAGTGAATGGATGACGCAAACTGCTTTCATTTTAATTTTTGTTATGTATAACTCCTATATTTTAATGAAAAAGAAAGGCAATAACAAGTTATTTGAAGCCTATATGCGTCGCATGTCTAGGACTCAAATTAGTATTCTAGCATCATCTGTATTATTAGTTACATTCATGGGTATTCGCTATCAAACTGGATGCGATACGGGATTTAGTATTTTATTAAGTTCTCTGCTAGGATGGGGTCTTGCTGTTGCTTACTGGCATATACTAGATATATGTAATACACAACTTAACTCTGATGTGCTCGGAATTACCCGAAATATGGCTCCCGCAGTAGATGATCCAGAAATTGCGGTTGTATGTACTGGTTAGAGTTGTACTGTAAATCGGTTTGCTAGAATACGCCAAATACGACTCGAACCCGCATGTAGATGCGTTGTCCGCTCATTTTGTAGAAAATGTGCTGATAATTCATTAATTACTAGTGCTAGACGCTCTTTATCTACAGGTTTGGCTTTCTCAGCAGCCCAATCTTCCACACTAAAAAGTGGTTTTATATTGGTTTGATTAATCTCATTATGTAATTTATAAAACCATTCTTCAAGTTCGGCCTTTGTAATTACTTTTAGATTTAGACCACGCAACGCCTCTGAAAAATGACTCTGACATTTTGGACAATTCATCACAGCAAGAGATACTTTCAAAAAATTTCCCCATAAAATCTGATTATCCACTGTTAAGTCTATCTTAACAGAAAATGTGTGAAGCAAATACCATAATCGCGGCCCCCAGTAAAACGACATCCCTGCTAGAATTACGCAAATGAAAAATTTGACCTAACCGCATAAGGCTACAAACTTAGCAAAAAATAATGGTTCGTATTCCTCGTGGATTTCTAGAAGATCTTTCATCTGTAATTTTCAAACATGACGTCCTCTTCTTAGAGTCGGTGTGTCGTGAACTAAATATTCCATTTCGGGAGGCAAAAAATAAAATATTGGGTGTCGGCGAAGAGTGTCCACTGGAAATAACAAGTGATTTGAGTGATGGTTCAACCCAGTGTGAATTCTGGATCCTGAATCTAGAGACTATGCTTTATAAGCAGTGTCCTGCTCGTCAGATGATTCAATGTTCGGGATGTGAACTTCATAATATGTACAATACAATTACTTCTAGCAAGAATCAGATTCTTAAAAAGGAAGACCTTGCTAACCTACCTGAACTTGAATGGGTCTATCATGAAAAAGAACAGAAGTATTTTCTATATAATTCTATTCAGAAACGATTCTTTACAAAAGACTGTGTGCCCGCAGATGGATATCTTTGGGAAGATAAGGAAACAGGAATTCTCTATAGGATTATGGTAAAGCCAAAGGCTCTATATAAATACAAAAAATTGAAGGCTGCGCTTATCATAAAACATAAGCCACCGCAGAACAATTAGTAATTATAGGAATGTCTGAAAATCAAGAGCCCGTTGCAAGAATACTGGACTTTAGTCAAGTGGGAGAAACTAGCAGCTCATTATTCCATCGTTTATCATCAAGTATTGAATTTCCCGTTAGGGAGGAAATAGAAGAGGAAGTTGATGCTAATCTACCGCGATTTAATCCGGGACTTTCTTTTGGCCGGCAGCAAAATAGAATTAGTTACCCGCCAATGAGGCAGTGGCTCCTAGTAGGAAACAAAATTAATAAGAAGGATTGTAAAAGTAAATTTAATCCAAAATCACTGGATGACTTCTATAATACACGCTGTGCGCTTGGATGTACTCGTATTTTTCGCAAATTGATTGATAATCCCAATATTTCAATGGGTAATCTTATGGTAAGTCTTCCATTTCATAAACTAAGAGACCATTTGTCTGATCTTATAAATCCATTTAACAAGTTGCCAAAATCTGAATTTAAGGTTCCTTCTGAAGTATCAGAATACCTACAAACCACTTATATTTATAAGAAGGCGAATGCGTATCGTTCTCTATGGGAATCATTCGCCTATATTCGCTACCAGATGCAGCGTCTAGTTAATGCGTGGCTGAATAAGAAGTGCCAAAAGAAGATTCTGCCAATTCCAAATTATGAAACACTAGAAGATCCAACACCCAATAACTGTATAGAGTGGACAGATATTTCCAATCGTTGCGTCTATAGGATTCATGGAGAAACTCTTATTAAGAGCATGAAGATGTATCTCCATCATTCAGACTATGGTTTTCCTGATCCACTTACGCCTAAGAATCCGACCACAAATTCGCCTTTTACAATCGGTCAATTGATCCATTTACAGTATGAGATTTACGCATGGTGCGGGAAGAATAAGAAGCCAGTTCCTTCTATTCTAACTAAATATCATGATGCTAAGTTTAATCTAGACACTCTGTCTATCAAAAATCGTCCTGAGATGACTTATCATGTGTGCAAAGAATTATTTAAGGAAATGGATGATGAGGATGCTGTTGAAACGTGGATGGATATGATTGAAAAATTCGCTCCACTTCCCAGTTTCTCTCGGGATAGAATTGAAAAGGAAGTTCCTATTTGGATTAAATCACTTAATGAGGTGGATACCGAAACTAATAAAAAGGGAAAGGAACTCCTTAAAAAGTGGGAGGCGATTCTTCCTGATTTGGTCCAGTATTCCCGTTTCAACTATTTCAATCGCTCAGATTGGAAGGATGAGGCACAGGTAAAGAAAATTGTTAAATTTCTATGGGTGAATACGTATCATCATATTCGTGTTTATATTGAATCAAAAAAAGTGGAAGATAAAGCTATTATTGAGGCTATACGAGTAATCTCCAATCAGAGTATTGAGTGGACACCTATCTTGTATGTGGATGATTCATTCGCATTTGATTTCGTACATGATGTGAATCCAGTTCCTCCTGCTCTTCCGCCAGTGTCCATGACACAAGGGCCATTACTAGGGTCCGAGATCATTACTTTTATCTCCTACGCATCGCAGCCCTCAACTGCTCCTGCGTCGCCAAGCGCAGAATCATTTGAAAGCGTGGATTAGATGCCACTCATTGGGCCCGACAGTTCAGCCGCAACTGAAATGATTCCCGGTCGTCTTTGGTTAGGCGGTATCCGAGCAGCCTTAGATGAAAAATTCCTAACTGAAAATAATATAACTGTTATTTTTAATTGTACGAAAGATATTCCATTTATTCAACTTCCCGGACAAATGATTTATTATCGTGTTCCCGTTCATGATAACTTAGAAGAGGAGGAAATTCAGAATATGCTTGACTGGAGTCCGGAAATAGTCTATAAACTTTTAAAAGAATATCATGAGAACAAGAATATTTTAATTCACTGTGCTGCTGGAATGCAACGGTCAGCAGCCGCCTGTCTTATGTTCTTGATGACGCTTTGGAAGCAACCTCAACAACCCGTTTTTGTTTTCATGCGGGAGCGCCGTCCAATTGTCTTTCAGCCCTCTATGAATTTCAAAAGAGCAGTAGACTGGTATGAAGAATGGCTTAATACAAATATAGTTCAAAAATAACAACCGCCTTCAATCACGTTTCCAGCAGAAGGAATTTCGGAAGCTTGTGGCGATATCCAGAATTGATTAAAAAAACGGGAAATCACACCATGATTGAGCCACCGCCTCCCCTTAATACCGAATATAATCTGTGTTCCACCCCCTGTGTGTATAGCAGAGATACCTCTTTTCTTTAGTTCAAAGCAAACAGGCAGACTCAATGCACCTGCTCCAACAAAGACAATTTTAGCTCCCGTAGACACGCAGGAATCCACAATATGATTAACACCTCCCCACCATCCCTTCTCTAACACATGACTAGGCCATGAGCATATTTCGTCTTTATCACAAATGAGCGGTGAATATCCCGAACAAACTCCGCCGCTAAATTTAGCCTTTGAAGACCATAGTGAAAAAGGAAATAACATGTCCCGTTTGCTCCATTGAATTTCAATTGACTCCACAAAAGGAGATACAATACAGAAAGACGTTTCTATTGCTAGACTCCAACGATTCTCTGGCAAATCCTGGTAAAATGGCTCAAGGGCCCGAAGAGGTAAAAATTTTTTAACTTTCGGAACATACCGCTCTATAAAAATACGCTCCTCCAGCGGTTTAATTGGATTCCAAATTGCTATCTCGTCCATTAAATGAAAATTTTCCAACATATATCTACACCATTCCTGTAGACAATCTGAACCTTCTATAATTTGATTGGAGAAAAGACCCGCATTAATCACCATATTGCGGCGAATATCACGGGGAAATGGAGTACCATTATGAGTTACAAACCAATGAAGAGCATCAAATTCACTTGTTCCCATCTTTCCTGCTACAAAGGGAACGCCTGAATAAATGCGTTGAGAAAGAACACCGCCTCCTTCTGCTATTGTATATTGAGGCCCTTGCGTAGCTTGCGGACCTACAACACCGCCCATCTTTCTTTATATTACTTATTTTCGCCGTTCTTATATAGGATGTCTTTATGCCCACCTGGTTCAGTTTTTAATCCACAGACACTTCGCTGTGTAAAATCAGGAGGTCGTCTTGGAAGACGTATTCAAACTATACCTGCTGTTACACGCAGAATGAATACATATCAGCCGACCTATCAACCTGTTACGCGTCTTACGCCGATTCCTGTTTATAATACAGTGCCTCAACTTGCTAGAGCAGTAACACGTTCAATGCGGCAGTCGCGTCTTCCTGTATTAGCACCTGATTCGCAGAGGAGTTTCTTTATTCCTCAAACGGCACCAGTGACTATTCCAGCTACGCTAGGACAAGCACAAGAAGACAGATGTCCTGCCGGAAAGATTCTAAATCCCGAAACAGGCAAATGCGTAAAAGTAGGTGGACGCGTTCAAAGACGTCTACAGCGTTTACCGCAAGAGGGAACTGAAGGAAGCCCTCCAATGCTGTATACACGCAAGGCTAGTAAGATTCCTGTGGGCCCGCGTGAAGCAATGAAGAATTGGATTTCAAGCCAGTGTGCTAATTCGGAAGAGCCCTTTACAGGAAAGAATCTAAAAGCGATGGCCGATGAGGAAATGGTTTCTCTTATCAAGACAAGTGCTGGAACTTGCTTAAGAGCAGAATATCTAGACCGGCATATTCGCCATGAAAGAGAACGAGGAACTGAAGTAATGGATCCGCTGAATCCGCGCAGACAATTGACATTATCTAACATGGACATCTTAGGAAGAACAATAAGACAGGTTGTTCCCGACTATCGTGTTCCGCAATATACGAGAAAAGCCGCAAGAGAAACACAGCCTCTCCCTCAAGGACAAGGGCAAGCGCCAGCACAGGTTCAGCCTGCCACTAGACAGACACGCACAGGTCTTCCCATCCCTCAAGCAACTTCTTATCCCGAGAATTATAAGTTCTTCATTGGCAAAGATGCGCGCAGCGGCAACGATTTCTATAGTGTTTATTACTACGACAAAGATCAAGCAACGGTCACAAATGCGGGTGTTCAAATTCCCCCACAGGCAATTGTAATTGATATTGGTATCATACCGGCATTTGTAGGCGTTGTTGAATCGGGCAATCCAGCATGTACGACGTCTACACTGGTAGAGAAACTGTTGGCTCTTCACAAGAAACAAAAGTTACTTCATAAGTTGGGCAATCAATTAGTCGCTACAATTGAGATGCCGGCTGAAAGGGCTCGTTGGAAGACTCCCGATGGTGCTATTCAACGCAAGTTCTTCCAGCAGGTTTGCGCCTACTTAGATGAACTTGTAAGATAATAAGTAGAAATATGCCTTCTA